CCGAACCCACCGACGACACCGGCCCCACCTTCGGAACCCACCGCAACACCGGAACAGTCGGATCCACCGGCTCAACCCACGGGGAAGCCTGCACAGGAGGAGCCAACACAACAGACGACACAAACAAGGCAGTGACAAACAGTTTCTTCACGATCAATTCCTTCGGTTTAGTCTGGGCACCAGCCGGTTTCGGCCAATGCTGAATCTTCGGGCGAGGCTTCGAATGAAACGTCACGACGCCTCCCACGGCTCATACGCGTTCGATCGCATCCACGCATCGACCTCGTCGGCGGCGATCCTGTACTGGCGGCCCTTACGCCCCACTGCGGCGGCCGGCAGGTCCCCGGACTTCACGGCATCCCGGATAGTCCACTCAGAAACCCTGGCGTGCCTCGCAGCCTCCACCGCCGTCAACCAAACAGTCATGACTCGAACCCTTCTGAGAAGTCCTTGTTCCAGGCTTCGAGAGCGAGTTGATACATCTTGGAACGCAGTCCTGCATTCGAGATGATCTCGCCGATAACGACATTCACTCCACGAAGAACGTTGGCGAATACCATGCCCGTGTGTTCGGGGTCTCCCACGGTGCCGATGGCAGCAGCAATCCACTCTTCAACTGCATCGTCGTCGTGGCAGATAGCCAGGTACTCCATGCCCAGTTTGCAGCCGAGGATCTGCACGTCACCCAAGTCGGGGAACACGAACGGCTCACCAGGAGTCCCATCAGAATGGATGGATTCGAGGTTCTTCTTCCGAACCGGGTTCTCTGAGAGATACCGCTTGCGGGCCTGGGTCAGCATCTCGAATCTCGCTCTCATGCTGCGCTCCGCAGCATTTCGATGAGCTTGTCGATTCCGGCCGGCTTAACCCGGACTTGCGGTGTGCGTAGGTGAACGCGGCCTTCTTCGTCTTCCCATTCACCTTGCGGCTTCTCCCGCAACCATCCCTTCTCTACCGCGGTCTGATAGGCGCGGGGGCGGCCCTTGTGGTCCTTGTAGGTCCATCGGGACATCCGCAGCGTCTCCCACAACCGCATCTCGCCGATCTCGACGCCCGCGCTGTGGATGACCTTCGCGGCCTCGTTCACGTCGTAGTCACCCTCAGCCGACAGGAAGTTGTCGAATTTGGCGGCCTTGGGTTCCACCACTTCGAGACGCTGGCTCATCACGACGTTCTTTTGGGCGGTGTCGTGGAACAGGGCTGCCATGTAGGCGATGCCCTCGGGGGTGGTGATGTCTGGGATGCGGGCCTGGGCGTCCCGGTTGACGTTCAAGAGTTCTGCGCGAACTTCCTGAGCGACCTCGCTGTCACGTAGGAGCATCCCGACGTTGAGCACCGCCCGCTGCGAGTAGACCGCCATAGATGCCGCTCGGCTCGTTGATCCACTGAGGTTCTTAAGGGACCTCAGTTCTTCCCCCGCGATGACGCGCAGTCCATTGGCCTCAAGTTCGTCGCGATTGTCTTTGACGAGCGACTTGATCGCTTCGAGGCCCACCCCATAGAAGCGGGCTACGAGTTCCGTCGGGATGTAGGTGTCCTCGGGAAGGCGGCAGAACGCTTTGACCTTCCTGAGGATGCCGATGTGTGAGCCGAGCTCATCGCGCTGCGCCCGTGCTGACGTGGCGGTTAGGTCGACCGCTGTATTCTGATGTTCAGACATGCGAGTCCTCTCTCGTTGTCGATGCCGTCACCCGTTCCAGCGGGTGGCGGCCTTTGTTATGCGGCTGGGGATTCGTCGTCAGGTACGACGACAAACAGGTCTGTGAAGCAATCGGCGCCGAACGCCTCGACACACCCCGCGATGAACCGCGGACCCGGTGCGCTTTTCCCGGTCAGTACTCGCGAGACCGTCCCGGGGTCGACCTTGATGAGGGCTGCGAATTGGTGGTCGAGCTTGATCCCAGCGAGGCGCCGGATCTTGGCGAGCCCCGTTGGGTTGATCTCCAAGGTGGCCAACACCAGTCACCTACTCCCTTGATCTAGTCCGTCTACCTGCGTGATTGCGGGTACGACTAGGACTGTACGCACGCCTAGGCGTGCATGCAATCACCGGAGATAACAGTTTGGTAACGGTGCGCTTGCGCAAGCGCCTACCGTGCGTGAGCTGCTAAATCTGCACCGTGTAATTCGCCTGCCTGCAAGATTGCGCGTGCGCAACGCCCGTTTGGAGCACCCAATAGGGGGCGGGCGTGCAATAGCCTGAGTGGGTGCCTGAAACCTTCTGGGACTACCTAGTGCGGATCACCAACAACGCCGCAGGAGCAGAGATCGCCCGTGTTGCCAAGGTCGACGGCGGGACAGTCTCGCGGTGGAAAACCGGCAAGGCCCGGCCCAGCATCGAGTCCGTCATCGCGATCGCCCGGAATTGGAGCCGGCCCGCGGTAGAGGCGTTGATCGCATCGGACTACCTACTGGCCGCCGACGCTGCCGAAGTAGTCGAGATCAGCCGAGGTGCAGCGGACCTCACCGACGAACAACTCATCGCTGAGATGCAGCGACGAATGAAAGGACTGCGACATGACTTGGAAGCTGCGGAGACGGCGCGAGCATCGGCTGAAGCGGAAGCCCAGGAGGCTTTACGTCGGTGGGACAACCCAGAGCGCTGGGCGCCGGGCACCGCCCAATGGACGGCCCAATATCCGCGAGTGGACCCCGGCAAGGATGCCAAGAATGCCGAGTAGCTCCGTCGGCTCCAAGTCCTCCGGTCCGACGCGACGCATCAGCTCGCCCAACTCCCAACGAAGGTGGGGCAGCAACTTCGCGGCGGACTCTTCGTCCGCCCCGATCTGCATCGTCGCATCGAGTCTCCGGGTGATCTCACGTGGGGTTTCAGGCGCGGTCATTGACATACAGCACGATTGTTGCCTTCTTTCCCCCAGCCCGGCGTTGAATCTATAGCAACCGATCCGTGGCCGTCTAGGAGAAGTGCCGTGAGCGTCAAAGTGGCGGATGTTGCCGCTAAACATAGGGTCGGCTCAGGTGACCAGCGCATGGTGCGACAACCTCTGACAACACCCATGGTCAGCTAACGCGACCGGCTACATATGTCTGACGCCGTCGCAAATTCGGTGTCGCATGATCGGGGGACGGTTTAGTCGTCGAGGTCTTGCGGGGCGAGCATGTCTGCGAGTTTGGCCATGGCGAGCCGGTGGGTGTCTGCGGTGGGGCCGGCGTAGATGCGGTGCACCGCTTCCCCGGAGTGCCCGAAGAGTTCCATCGAGGTTTGTTCGTCCACGGCGGCGGCGCGCATCAAGGTCGCCGTAGTACGGCGAAGGGTGTGTTGCTGCCTGTGTGGCACCTCAGCGGCCTGCAATAACCTGCGCCAAGCCTTCTGGTCCTGGGACTGGCTGATCGCTGATCCGTCGATGTAGTGGAAGACGAGGTTGTGCGGGTTCAGCCCGCCGCGTTCCTTGAGTTCGACGAGTACGTCATGCAGTGGGGCGATGATCGGTATCGGTTGTTCCTGGGTGGCCTTGGTCTTCGGGCGGGTCCAGACGAGGGACCGCTCGCACGGAAGGTGCTCGAAGCCGTTGGGGAAGTCCCAGTGTGCGGACGGACAGAACGACACCCGGGTCTTCCCGCACGGATACTGCTTGCCGTCGGGGTCGCCGCAACCGTGAACCTTCTTCAACTCCTGTAGCTGCCACGACACGTCCAGTACATCGTTGTCTAGGTCGACACGGTCCCACGTCAACCCCAACACTTCGCCTTCGCGTTTCCCGGTCATGAACCCGGCTTTCCAGCGCGCCACCCATGTGGGGTCGCAGACCCGTTCGGCGGTGGCGATGATGTGGAGGGCCTCCTGGACGGTGAATGCCGGGTCGCGTTTCGCGGTGTGCTTCGGCTTGTCGACGACCGCTGCGGGGTTCCATGCGACCTTGCGTTCAGCCAACGCCACGTTGAGCGCCAGCCGCAGCGTCGTGTAAGCCTTCTGTGCCGCGCGGGGTGAGGTTTTCTGTATGTCGGCGATCATGTCCCGCACATCGTCGGGGGTGAGTTTGTCGAGCTGCTTGCCGCCGATCGCGGGTTTGATGTGCAGCCGTACGGATGTTTCGTAGGACCGCCATGTTTCGGGATCGACCTTGGGTTTGTGGATCTCTAGCCAGGAGTCCAGCCACGACGCTAGTTTCGCCTTACCCCCCTTGACCCGCACACCGGCTTCTACCTGGGTGCGGAGTTCGCGGCGGCGGCGGATGGCGTCGTTGCGGTCCTTGGCGGTGACCCTGTATCGCTCGCCTTCGACGGTGAACCCCGCGACCCAGAGGTCGTCGGAGCGTTTGAACAGGGTGCCGTCACCGGGAGATCGCCTGGGGGCCATAGGGTTACGCCTCTCACTCAGCCAGCAAACACCGAACCCGGCTAGCGTACCTTCAACTGCACCTTCGCGTACCCTCGTGAGCCGGTTTCGACCGAACTCCACAAGCCTCTGAACTGGCTGTTTCGGAGTTCACACAGTTCAGTATACCCCTATCAAGGGATTATGAGTCCCCGGCTCTGACCAACTGAGCTACCGCCCCTTACCAGGTCAACGGTGGTTTCAGGTCAACCGCTCAAACTCAGCGTACCTT